CACGGACGACGGCAAGGCAGCCGCTGCCCGCTGGACCACGAACCCATTCGTGGCCCGCATGACTTGCAGGTTCTGAACGTTGGTAGGCACCTAAATCTCCTCAAGCGCTCAGGATGGCGAGGTTCGGCGGGGAGCGCTTCACAGCCAGGTCGCCCTGAATCGCGGTCACCAGGCCAGCGCCAGAAGGAGTCACCTTCACGTACGGCTTTCCGTCCGGCGCGAACACGCTGGAGATGTAGAAGGCGGTCGTGACGGTGGTGACGATGGTGTTGTTTGTGATCAGCGTGTTGTCCAGCACCCAGGCGGCGGTGCCGTTGGACGCTGCCGACTTGTACACGTTGCAGGTGAGCGTGCCGCCCGTGGCGTACGAGCCTGCGAAGGTGCTGGCGAAGGTCACCGTGAAGGTGTCGGACCCGGTGGTGACGAACGTGTAGCCCTCACCGGGCGACAGCTTCAGGCCGACGCTAGCCGCGATCGGCACGACATTGATCGTCCGGCCGAGCTGTTCCATTGCGGACATTTACTTCTCTTTTCCCGCCGGGGGTTTCAATGCCCGGCGTGGTTATTACCCGGTGAGGGGTTGATTGCTCATCAGGTACGGGTCGAAGAAAGCTGGACGAAAGGACTGATCGTATTGCCCGAGTTTTTGGGGGTAATGGCCGATTGCAACCAGGGACGCCCGTCAATCCTTTCTATGATCTTATAGGCCGTTTTGTCGACGTTGAACAGGAAGTGCGGGCTGGCGCTGGCCTGCATGGTCTGCCGGTCACCGACGAGGTAGAACGACGGGTCCACGAAGCAAATGTCGCCGGTGGTTCCGAGGGACGGCAGCTTCTCGGTGAAGTACACCGGCCGGCCGTAAATGCTGACCGGAGGTGCGCCGATGACGCCGTTGTTCATCCACACCGGGGCGGAGTTGGCGATGGAACCCTGCACGGCCATGAGGGCGAGCTGCGGGAACGTGTCGATGGACGCGACCCAGATGGCGTTGCTCAGCGAAGAGGGGAGCATCCGGGCGAACATGGCGGCCAGGTTGTCCACGACGATCGTGTTGGCGCCCTGACCGGTCACCGCGGTGGCGATGATCGCGGCGGGGGAGTTGACGAACCCGAGGGGCTCGCCGACGCCCAGTCCCTGCATGAACCGGTAGTCCTCTTCGAACGCGATGGCCTGCGGGAGGACAGCGTCGAGGAAACCGGAGAACGCGGGGGCGTCAGCGACCAGCTCGTTCGGCGCGGTGAGGTACGCCATGAGCTTCTTGCTGTCGAGGACGGCGTTGGCGAACTTCGCACTGGACTCGGTGGGGGCGGTTCCTTCATCGACCCAGTAGCAGACCACCCCGCCGAACACCGAAGAGGCGTCGGTGGTGGAGTCCACTGCGGGAATGTTGACCCGCTGCCCGGCCATCGGGATGACGGTGGCGCGCTGCCGGATGATCGACTTCTCCAGCGCGACCATCAGCAGGTCCGACCGGAACTCTTCGGGGATGAGGAAACCGCCGTCGGACGGGACGTTGGTGCCGAAGCTGTTCCTGATCCGCTCAGACTCGGCGAGGTTCTTCAGCAGGTCCACGCCGTCCTTCAACTGGGCCATGGCACCGCACTGAAGGGACAGGGCACGGAAAAAGTCGGCTTGCTCACCGAACAGGCTGTCCACCGCGGCACCAGGTGCGGCCTTGTTGTACAGCCGGTTCTTCCGCGACCAGGCGTCGGCGGTCATGTTGTAGCCGGTGATTTCCGGCTTCCCGTTGGACAGGTTCACCTTCGGCGTGTTCTTGCCGTCGGTCTTCAGCATGTCAGCGAGCGCGGCCTGGGTCAGTTCCTGCACCTGGTCCCGGATCGTGGTGTCTTTCGCCTGCGCGGCCTTCATGTAGTTGGCGATGAAGGACTTGAACTGCGCCGGGTCGGTGAGCAGATCCTTCATCTTCCGGCCGTCGGTCAGCATCTCCTCAAGAGCTGCTGCGTCGGTCGGGATAGTGACAGTCGTCACGACAGGGCCTCCTCAGCGGCCTCGGTAAACAAGTCGGCCCAGTCGAACTGGACGTCATCGTGGGCGTGGTTGGAGCCGCTGTCGGACCACAAGCGGGCATTCGCCTGCAAGTGGGCTTCAGCAGCGGAACGGTTCGTCAGGTCCTGGGTCTGCGGCAGCCGGGACAGGGCGTTGTTCACACCAGCCCGGTTCGGCTGAGCACCGGGGGACTTGTGGTGCGGCAAAGCCCAGTGCTGCCGCTCATCGGGGGAACCAGCGGAATGTTCACCGGCGCAGATGGACCGGTAATCCGAGGCGGAGCTGCAACTGGACATGGCCGCGTTGCCGTCCCACGGGGAATCGTCGTAAGCGGCGTTGTCCATGCGGCCGAAGATCGACAGGTCCCACTGGTTGGTGGGCTGGCTGCCAGGCCCTGCGAGCGTGTCAGCCAGCCCCGCGTCCACGGCCTTCTGGCCTTTGAACCACGTTTCGTCGCGCATCAGGGCACGCCAGTGGGAGGCGTCCTGGCCGGTGCGGTCGGCGTAAATGTCAGCGATGTTGTCGGACTGAATGTCCAGGACGGCGGCGAGCTTCCGCATGTCATCAGCGGTGCCGATGCCCATGCCGAAACCGTCGTGAATCATCATCGAAGCGGTGGAGGCAATGGCCAGTTGCCCCGGGTCGGCGGCCATCGCGATCACCGAGGCGATAGAAGCGGCGAGGCCGTCGATGTAGACGGAGATGTCGCCGCGGGATTTCAGCGCGTTGTAAATGGCGAGGCCCTCGAAGACGTCGCCTCCGGGTGAGTTGAGACGCAGGTCCACGGGGCCTTCGGAGCGGTTCAGCTCGGTGACGAAATCCTGGGCGGTAATGCCGAAGTAGCCGACCTCGTCGTAGATCATCGCGAGGACGCTGCCGTTGGCCTGGTTGCTGATCTGGAACCAGTCGTTGCGTCCCTGGCGGAGCTGGGCAATGGGGCGGGAAGACCGCCACGGCCGGTCGTTTGCTACCTGGTTGCCATGGTTGCCATTGCGGTTGCCATGACCCCAGCGGGCTTGCGCACCGAGCAAACCGGCACGTCGCCGCTTCTCAGACAGGGTTTCTGCCATCCGGTGTTGCTACCCTTCAAAGGAAGGTGGCCTAGACCAAAGGTCTAGCCCTATGGTTCAGAGCATACAGCACGGCTGACCTGCATTAAGGTCCCAGTGGTCTACTGAGGTGGTATGGCGGATGGCGAACCTGCGGGTGGTGCCAGGCACGGGTGAAGGGTTGCTGTCCACCACGGCCAGCCAAGTTCTCGAAGCCCTTGACCTGCTTCCGCAGGACGCGCTTGCCGCCCGGCTCGCCATTCAGTACGTCCGGCTCATTTCCATGCACCAAGACGACCCCGTCATTGTTGGCCGGCTGGGACCGAAACTCCTCGACGCCCTCGACGCCCTCGGCGCGACACCCGCAGCCAGGGCGAGGCTGAAAGGAGGCCCTGGCACCGATGCCCCCACGCAGCTCCAAGCGCTCCGTTCTGCCCGGCGATAACGTCAAGGGAAAGACCACGCCGCGGTTGTTCACGCCGCCGCTGCGGCCTTTGACCAGGAAAACCAGTCTCGGGTATGAGGTCGCTGACTTCGCGGAAATGATCGGCGAACCGTTTCTGCCGTGGCAGAAGTGGACGGTCGTTCACGCCCTGGAATTGCTGCCCGGTGGTGGTCTGCGGTTCCGCACGGTGCTGATCCTGGTCGCCAGGCAGAACGGGAAGTCGTCGCTGAAGCGGACCGTTTCGCTGTGGCGCATGTACATCGACGGGGCGAAGCTGATCCTCGGCACCGCCCAGGACGTGAAACAGGCGCGGGAACAGTGGAGTTACGCCCTCGACACCGTCCGCGGGTGCCCTGACCTAGCCGCTGAGCTGGTACAGGTCCGCAACGTAAATGGGGATGAATGGTTCCGCATCAGCAGCGGCGGCCGGTACATGATCACCGCGTCGAACGACAAGGCTGGCCGTGGGCTGTCCGTCGATGAGCTGAATATCGACGAACTCCGCACCCAGTCGGATTGGCGGGCGTGGGCGGCGCTGTCGAAAACGACGATGGCCCGGACCCGGGCGCAGACGTGGTGCATGTCCAACATGGGCGGCGACGACGCAGTGGTGCTGAACCAGTTGCGGAACGTTGCCGTCGCTGGCGGTGACCCGTCGCTGTTCATCGCTGAATGGTCCGCGCCGGACGGGTGCGAACTGGACGACTGGGGGGCTATCGCGCAGGCGAACCCGGGCCTGGGGATCACGGTTCCTGCGGCGGCGATCCGCACCGCGATGGTCACCGACTCACCCGAGGTGTACCGGGCTGAGGTTTTGTGCCAGAAGGTGGATCAGCTCAACACCGCCGTGGACGGTCCAGCGTGGAAGGCTGGTACTGACGCTGCCGGGTCGCTGGACAGCCTCCGGGACCGGGTGGCGTGCTGCTTCGACATTGCCCCTGACGGGCTGCACGCCACGTTGTGCGCCGCGGCTGA